CTATGGCGTACCGGCAAAGTCGCCGCAAGATTTAAGAGGTACATCAGCGAAAGGAACCATCTGCCCAGCGGCCCCAAACAAGTGAAACTGGAAAAGATGATCGGCGGCAACGCGGTTCAGGCACACACCATCGGGGCCATCAGCCGAGAGGCCTTCGACGGTCTCGTTATCGTAGAAAGATGCATTAGGGTCGTGATGCAACAGGCTGAGCACGTTGCGTTCGCGCTTCTCAGAGGCTAACGCATGGAGGAAGCGCTCCATTTCGAGCACTTCCTCCACTACATAGCCATACCGACCCAGATAGAACACGCCGTGCAGCTGCTTGGCGTTCTTGAAGATTTCACAGCGGAACTCTTCGTCCATTCCCTGGCCTGCCATCTGTTCTCTATGGGAACAGACTATGCCAGCCTTTTGGCATCAGCGACAACGGCCTCCAGCTCCGCGAGGCGCTGCTCCAGAATCTTCAGACGTTTCTTTTCCTCAGCAGCAAGCTGTATTTCTCGCTGCTCGCCCTCGTCCAGTTCGCGCCAGAGTGCCAGCAGGGCCTGCTCGCGGGGATCGGTAGGCGTTGCCTCAACCTTCTGCGGGTCGGCCCCTCTCCACATTGGTCCTTCACCGGTGAGCAACCAATCCAGTCTGACGCCTCTCTCCTCCGCCGCACTTACGCAAATTGTGTAAGGCACAGAGTCACGTGAGCGCCAGTTGCCAAGCGTTGATCGCTTGATCTGCAGAAGCTCACTCAGCTGATTGTCGTTCTTGACCCCGTAAACACTCAGGAGGCGGTCCACAACGGCGTTAGCGCTCTTGTTTCCCAAAATAGGAAATTCCTGTTGACTTACTCAAAATGAGGCAATAGCCTTACTCACAACGAGAACATCTTATCCGTATGGGAACACCCAAGCCATGACCCCTAATCAGATCCGTGCACGTCTCGTCGAAAAGGGCAGCAGCTACCGAAAGTTCGCGCTGGCTCGCGGCTACGAGCCGCGCAATGTCACCCAAGTGGTGGCTCGCTGGGCAGGAGCGGAACGTTTGCCCAACGGTCGCCTCGCCTACGCGATTCTGAAGGACCTATCTGAAGAGATAGGTGCCGATGTCGTCCCCGGCATTCGCCAGCCCGCAACCGAACAGTAATGACCGCCGCCCTGGGGAGACACCAGAAGATGAAACGCCCGCTCCTAGAAACGCGGCGCCAGGTGGTCAGCGCGATCATCGGCGCCTACCCCGGCGGTCGCGAATGCGCCGCTGCCCGCCTGGGCCTCGACCTGAAGAAGTTTGACAACCACGCCTACGAAAACGCCGGCAGCAAGCCGCTCAGCGACGACCAGTTGCTCTTGCTCGAGCAGGAAACCGGCACCAGCCACTTCCCCGAGTACGTCGCACACCTGTATGGCGGCATGTTCGTGCAGATGCCCGATCCAGCCCAGCTGGACAACCTCGACCTGTACGCCAGGGGCGTCGCCACCGCCATCAGGCGCGGCGAGGTCGACCGCATCATCGCCGAGGCGCTACGCGACGGAGAGATCGACGAGGCCGAACTCGCCGAAATCATCGTCGCCCACCGCCAACACCTGGCCGCACGACATGCCGAAGTCGGCGCAGTGATCACCCTGCACCGGAGGGTCAAGGCGTGAGCGTCTACAAGCTTGTCTGCCCCTGTTGCCACAGCCGGATGCGGATCCGCTCCTCCGAGGGCCAAACCCCGTGCTTCCGCTCGATGTACGCGCAATGCACAAACGCGCTCTGCGGCGCCACCTTCACCGGCTCCCTGAGCTGGGACTACCAGCTCAGCCCCTCGGGCCTCGAGCGGCCACTGCTGGTGCTCCCCATGGCGCCTTCGAAAACCCGTCAACTGGCACGCCGCGACCTCGCGGCCGCAACCAACCAGTTGGACCTGCTGGACCACATGGAGTGCATGCAATGAACGGCACCAACGACTACCGCAGCACCATGCAGCAAGCCGCCGCAGCGTACCTGCAGGCCAACGCCAACCAGTATCTGTCCTCCGGCTCCGACCGGTTGTTCGATGCCTGTGTCAACCATTTGGCCAAAGGCCTCGAGGTTCCCCAATTCATGGCCGAGCAACTCGCCCAGCGCGCGTGGAATGAAGTCTTCGCGGGGCCAGATCCTATCTGGCTGGGTATCGACTGGGGCCAGGGAGACGACGAGGTTGTTTACCTGATCGACACCCGCAATCACTGCCGCTTCCCGATCCCGGCCCGCTATCTGCCCGCGCACCTGCTCAAACAGCGCCCCCAGCACACCCAGTAATCCCTGAAACACGCCCTACCCACTGCCGTGGGTTTGGGGAAGTTACGCCCAGAATTCGAGGTATCACCGCCATGAGCGGCCACATTTCAATCACCGTCGAAGTCGACCAGAACCAGGCTGAGAAGTACCTGCTCTGGCTGGTCAGCCAGTACGAAGCCGCCATGGCCGAGTGCTGGTACGACGATCGCTACCGCTATACGCCGCAGGGTCTACGCGGCAAGCGCATCCTCGAGGACCGCCCACACATTGCCGGCATCTGCCGGACCATCCGCGAATTGCGCAAGCAGATTCGGGGGCGCGCATGAAGGAAATGGACCGCGAACTCAAGGCCGACGTGCTGCGCCGCCTGCAGGATCAGTACGGCCTGACGCCGATCAAGGGCACGAAGTACATGCGCAAGGGCGAGTGCCCGACGTGCGGCAAAAAGGAGCTCTACACCCTGGTCGACAGCCCCTGGTTCATCCGCTGCGGGCGCGGCAAGTGCGGCGACACCTGGCACATCAAGGAAATCTACCCGGAGCTCTTCGACGACTGGAGCAAGCGAGCGCCGGCCACCGACAAGGAACCTGCCGCCTCGGCCCGGGCGTACCTGGCACATGCCCGCGGCTTCGACTTGACGCTGATCGATGGCTGGTACAGCCAGGAAAACTACTGGGACCGTGACCTTGAGATCGGTAGCGCCACAGTCCGTTTCCCATTGAAGAAAGGGGGCTACTGGGAACGCCTGATCGATCGCCCGAGCCGCTTCGGCAAGAAGAAGGCCCGCTTCAAGCCGGGCGACAGCCCGCGCGGCGTCTGGTGGTGCCCACCCAGCGTCGACCTGCAGGAGGTGAAGGAGCTGTGGATCGTCGAAGGCATCTTCGACGCCATCGCGCTGCTGCACCACGGCATCGACGCCGTGTCGGCCATGAGCTCCAACGCCTTCCCCGAGCAGTCCTTGCGCGAGCTCGCGGCAGCCCGTGGCGGCAAGCTGCCGAAACTGATCTGGGCGCTGGACAACGAACCTGGTGCCCACAAGTACACCCGGCGCTGGGTGACCGAGGCGCGTGCCCTGGGCTACGTCTGCGAAGCGGCCCAACTACCGCAGCGCAACAACCGCAAATTCGACTGGAACGACCTGCACCAGCGCTGGATGTTCATCGATGACGCGGCCGAGCGCGCCGCGCAGATCGAGAAGGACCTCAAGACCGCGCGTCATGAGGGCGCGCTGCTGATCGCCGAGAGTGCGGCGGAGAAGGCCCTGCTGATGTACGACTGGGGCAAGCGCGGTGAATTCCACTTCCGCTTCGCCAACCGCCTCTACTGGTTCAAGCTGGATATCGAGAAGTTCAACAAGGCCATGCAGAGCCTGGAGGACAGCGACAACCACGACGACCAATTGCTGAACCAGAAACAGATGCGCGACAAGGCCCTGCAGCAAGCCGGCGGCGTCGTGGAAATCGCCAACTGCTTCCCCCAGGCCCTGTACTTCCAGCGCAACGAGGTCACAGACGAGAGCTGGTACTACTTCCGCATCGATCGCCCCGACGACGAGAGCGTGAAGAACACCTTCACCAGCGCCCAGGTCGCGGCGGCCAGCGAGTTCAAGAAGCGCCTGCTCGGCGTGGCGGCCGGGGCGATATTCACCGGCAGCGGCGCGCAGCTCGACCAGATCATGAAGCTGCAACTCACCGGCCTGAAGACGGTGGCCACCATCGATTACCTGGGCTACAGCCGGGAGCATGCCTGCTACGTCCTGGGCGACGTGGCGGTGCGCGGTGGCGTGATCGAAAAGGCCAACGCCGAAGACTTCTTCGAGTTCCAGAAACTGCGCCTGAAGACCCTGCAGCGCTCGATCAAGCTGCAGATCGCCACCGACGCCAAGGACTACCGCCCGGAGTGGCTGGACTGGCTGTGGACCTGCTTCGGCGCCAAGGGCCTGGTGGCGCTGGCGTTCTGGTTCGGCTCGCTGTTCGCGGAGCAGATCCGCGCCGAGTTCCAGTCCTTTCCGTTCCTTGAAGCCACCGGCGAGGCCGGTGCCGGCAAGTCCACGCTGATCACCTTCCTGTGGAAGCTGCTCGGCCGCGCCGACGAAGAGGGCCAGGACCCGTCGAAGATGACCAAGGCGGGCCTGCGCCGCTGGCTAACCCAGCTGTCGAACATGCCCATGGTCATGCTCGAGGCCGACCGCAGCGACAACAGCCGCGCCGGCGGCGCCGCCAAGTCCTTCGACTGGGACGAGTTCAAGCCGCTGTTCAACGGCCGCGCGTTGGGCGTGACCGGCCAGAAGACCGCCGGCAACGAAACCTACGAGCCCCCCTTCCGCGGCACCCTGGTGATGAGCCAGAACGCCACGGTGCAGGCCTCCGAAGCGATCATGACCCGTATCGTGAAGCTGCACTTCATTCGCCCGGAGATCACCCGCGAGAGCCAGGCCGCGGCCGACAACCTCAACCACCTGGACGTGCTCGAGGTCAGCCACTTCCTGCTGATGGCCATCCGTGCCGAGGCCCGCGTGCTGGAGTGCTTCCGCGAGCGGCTGAAGGTTCACAGCGCAACGCTGCGCGGTCTGAAGCAGATTCGTATCGAGCGGCTGATCCTCAACCACGCGCAGATGATGGCCCTGGTTGACGCGCTGCGCCTGGTTGTGCCGCTGTCCGAGCACCAGCTCGCCTGCGCTCAGCAGACCCTGATGACGATGGCCCTGGAGCGCCAGGACGCCGTCAACGCCGACGCGCCCGAGGTGGCCGAGTTCTGGGAGGTCTACGAATACCTCGAAAACCTCAGCGAAGAGCCGGTGCTCAACCACAGCAAGAACCCCGGAACCATCGCCATCAACCTCAACGAGTTCGTGAAGCTGGCCGCCGACCACCGCCAGAAGGTGGCCGACGCGGCAACCCTGCGCGACCTGCTGAAAGAGTCCCGCCGGCACAAATTCATCGAATACAAGGCCGTCGACAGCGCAGTGCGGGCGGCACACGCCCGCCAGAACCCTTTCACCAACCGACCCAGCACCGTCAAGTGCTGGATTTTCCAAGCCTGACCGGCGCGGCAACGCCGGAACTGCAACCCCAAAGGAGAGACACCATGCAACTGAACGTAGAACGCGGCGCACGGATGACCGGCAAGACCATTCGCCTGCGCCAGACCGCACGTAAGGCCGGTCAGGAAGAGCACCAGATCATCAGCGGCAGTCTCTACACACCGTTCGACCTAGAGCTGTTGGTGCGCCACCGCATCAGCCACGGCGCCAAGGTGATCTGCATCGACGAATGCAGTGAGCAACAGATCAAGCACCTGCGGCACCTCAAAGGCGATATCCCCAGCGACCTCACCATCCACGCCGTTGTAGCGAACTGACCGACGACCTTCGACCCGGCGCGGCAACGCCGGGACCACAAACCGATAGGAGAGACACCATGCAAGCGAATCAGCCTCAAGGCGGCAGCGCCAAGGCTAGCACACCACGCTATGACACCATCGTCATCCGCGGCGCCACCGGCAAAGACGTCCCGAGGGAAGTAGACGGCGGAGAGGTGGTCAGTTGGGCACGCGGCCATGAACTGGCAGCCGGCGACGCCCTGCTGGAGTTCGTCAACTACGTGGCCGATGGTGATTGCGGCATCACCCCGGAGCTGAGCACCAAGGCGCGTAAGGCGCTGGATCTGATGGAGCGTCGCAGCAGGTTGGGCTGGGAGGCGGACGAACAGCCAGAAGATTGGCCGGCGTCGGTTAACCGTGCAGCACAAACGGCCCGCGAAGTGTTCAGCGGCTCCCACGAAGACGCCATCCAGGCGATTGAGTACATGCATACCCTACTGCTGCAGGCTGCTCCTGTCGTGCAAGGCGGTGACGTATGAAGCCCTGCACCCTTGGCAAGCGCCACAGCTGGACATTCGTCCGCAACGTCGTCACCAGCCACCTGAGCGGCCGTTTCGGCCGCATCACCAAGCGCGGGCTCTACCGCTGCGAATGCGGCGCCGAGAAGCACGGCAACGCCGGCGACCTGTCCGGAGGTAGCACCCATGCTTAAGCGCCCCCTCTACCACTTCCACTTCTGCTGCGGCCTGGGCGGCGGCGCCAAGGGCTTCAACCGCTCGCGCCCGCGCGTCGGCAATGTCGAAGCGCACTGGGAGTGTCTCGGTGGCATCGACGTCGATGCGGGCGTCTTGCGCGATTTCGCCAAACTGGCTGGCGTACCAGGCACCCAGCTGGACCTGTTCACCCGCGACCAATACATCCGCTTCCATGGAAAGGAGCCGCCCGCCGGTTGGCGGGAGGCAACTCCGGAGGATATCCGCCGCGCCGCCGGCGGCAAAAGACCGGATTGCGTGTTCATTTCCAGCCCCTGCAAGGGCGCGAGCGGCTTGCTGTCCGAGGAAAAGGCGAAAACTCCTCGCTACCAGGCCCTCAACGAACTGACCCTGCGCTGCATCTGGCTGATGGGCGAGGCCTGGGCGGATGACCCGGTGCCGCTGATCGCCTTCGAGAATGTCCCACGCCTGGCAACCCGTGGCCGGCACCTGCTCGACCAGATCGGCCAGTTGCTCGGCCACTACGGCTTCGCCAACGCCGAAACCACCCACGACTGCGGCGAGTTGGGAGGGCTGGCGCAGAGCCGCAAGCGCTTCCTGCTGGTGGCCCGGAACGTCGAAAAGGTCCCAGCCTTCCTGTACGAGCCGGAGAAGAAGAGCCTGCGCGCCGTCGGCGACATCCTCGGCCGTATGCCGCTGCCTGGCGACATCGAGGCCGCGGGCCCGATGCACCGCGTGCCGTCGTTGCAGTGGCGGACCTGGGTGCGGCTCGCCCTGGTACGCGCCGGCAGCGACTGGCGCAGCCTGAACGAGCTGGCGATCGAAGATGGCTACCTGCGCGACCTGGTAATCGTGCCGGAGTACCGCTCCGGCTACATGGGGGTGCATGGGTGGGACGACACTGCCGGCACCATCGCCGGCCGTTCCGGCCCTACCAACGGTGCGTTCTCGGTCGCCGACCCGCGCCCCAACTGGAACCGCCACAGCGGCAACTATCGGGTGATCCGCTACGACCAACCTGCCGGCACCATCATCGCCGGCGGCAAGGGCGTCCAGGGCGGCCAGCAGTCGGTGGCAGACCCCCGCATCCTGCACCGCGGCAAGGGCGACAACTACCTGACCGGCGGTCACTACGGGGTGATCGGCTTCAACCAGCATTCCGGCGCCATCGCGGCCAGCTCCCGCTACGACAGCGGCCGATTCAGCGTCGCTGACCCACGCATCCCAGCAGCGGACGAACGCCTGACCTGCATTATCCGCAGCCTCGACGGCACCTGGCACCGCCCCTTCACCACGCTGGAAAAGGCAGCCCTACAGAGCCTGGTCGAGCCCGAGGAATACCTGGTGCTCGACGGTATGAGCGACAAGGACTGGAGCGAGCGCATCGGCAATGCCGTGCCGCCACACGCCGCTGAGGCCATCGCTGATGTCATGGGCACCACCCTGCTGCTGGCCGAGCAGGGTGAGACCTTCAGGCTCAGCAACACCCCAATCTGGGTGCGCAACGTGGCGGTGGCGCTGAGCGTTTCACAACCCGCTGAAAGTCGCTGAGGTGAACGGCATGCACGAATTATTGAAGATGCTGGACAACCCGCGCAGCTTGCTGAATTTCTCGCTGGCAATTCTGGTTGTCCTGACTGTGTTCTTCATGTTGAAGAGCAGCGCGCAAGCTGCTTCGCAACCAGCCTCCTCCCTTTCCACGTCGATGGAAGCACACTCAAGGGGGAAGCAACCGTGAAAGCACTGAGCATTCGCCAACCATGGGCCTGGCTGGTCGCCAATGGCCACAAGGACATCGAGAACCGCGACTGGGCGACCAACTTCCGCGGCCGCTTTCTGATCCACGCAGCCAAGGGCATGACACGCGACGAGTACGAGGAGGCCCACGACTTCGCCGCGTACAACGGCGTGACCATCCCAGCGCCGCACGAACTGGAGCGCGGCGGGATAGTCGGCGAGGCCAGCATCATCGGCTGCGTCGATCGCAGCAACTCACTGTGGTTCTTCGGCCGATACGGGTTCGAACTGGCTGACGCCAGGCCACTGCCGTTCCAGCCCATGAAGGGCCAACTGGGGTTCTTCGAAGTTGAGGTAGCACAATGACTGATCGGGCCAACCGCCAGCACCTGCTGGTATGCGAAGCCCGGTACTGGCTCCGGCGTGGGTACACCACGCCGGAGAAAGTCGTCGAGCTGAAAGAGACCCTTTACAAAAAGCGCGGCGAGGAGGCCGTCACCCGGCTGATCGAGGAAATGCGCAGGCAGTGGGGTAGCCGCCATGAGTGGCAGAGGGGGCCGGATGAATAACGGCATGCGCCAAGAATACCGGAGCGGCGATTCTCGGCGATGGTCACCTGCCTCCGGCAGTACACTTGGGGGCAGTCCATGACCGAAACTTCCAGCGTGCTGACCTTCGACGACCTCAAGCGTATCACCGGCTACGTCCGGCGGGCCGACGTGGAGCGAGCCCTGCACGAGCAGGGCATCCGAACTTTCCGGGGCCGCGCAGGCCCCTGGACCACCGTGGAGCTGATTAACCAGGCCGGCGGGCTGCAGCCGGCGACTCAGGAGCAGTACGGCGTCGAGATTCTATGAGGCGATCCAGGAAGCACAATCCCAACATCCCCCCGCACATCGACCAGGCCGCTATCCCAGCGGCCGTTTTCTTTGACCACCGCGGCAAAGGTACCTGGTACACCCTGCACCGCGATGAGGCCGGCCGGCAGCACCGGCAGAACATCGCCAGCAGTTCGGCCACACTGGCCGAGCTGCACAAGATCATGGAAGTCCGCAACGGCATCGATCGCGAGAGCCTGAACCACCTGTGCGAGCAGTACCACGACAGCGCTAAGTTCAAGCGGCTCGCGCCGAAGACCCAGGACAGCTACAGCTGGTCGCGCGACGTTCTGGTCAACATCCCCACCAAGCTTGGTAAGCCTCTCGGCGAATTGGCCGTGCGCAAGTTCACCCCTGCGCTGATCCAGCGGATCATTGACCGGATCGCCGACGAGGGAACGCCGTCGAAGGCCGCCCATGCACTACGGTACTTGCGCCTGGTGATGCAGTGGGGCCGCAACCGCGGCTACCTGGACAACAACCCGGCCATGGGCATCGAGGCGCCGGTCGAGCGCAAGCAGCGCCGCCTGCCTTCCCATGAAGTGATGCAGCGTCTGATCGACCGTGCCCGCGAGCTGGGCCAGTTGAAACGCGGGCAGAAGGACGCGGTGCCGCCGCACCTGGGCTACGTCATGGAGCTGGCCTACCTGTGCCGGCTGCGCGGCATCGAGGTCGTCACCCTGACCGACGCCAACGAGCTGGCCGAGGGCGTGCTCACCAACCGGCGCAAGGGCAGCCGCGACAACGTCGTCACCTGGACGCCGCGCCTGCGCGCTGCCTGGGACGCCGCCAAGGCTCGCCGCGCCCAGGTATGGAAAGCCCGGGGCACGGCCGTGCCGGTCAACCCCGAGAAGCGCTTCATCATCACCGCCGAGCACGGCGGGCCACTGGGCAAGTCTGGCCTGGACACTGCCTGGAACCGTTTCATCCGCAACGCCATCACCGCGGGCGTCATCACCGCCGAGCAGCGCTTCGGTCTGCACGACCTCAAGCGCCGCGGCATCACTGACACCCCCGGCACCAGGGCCGACAAGCAGGAAGCCAGTGGCCACCGCGACGAGTCCATGCTCGACATCTACGACCTGAGCGTCCCGAAGGTCGCCCCCTCCGCCCTCTGA